TATTTATTGTTCAACACTCTGTATATGTCGAAAGCCCCGGTAGATAATGTTATTGAGAAAACTAAAAATATGGCTAAAGTGTTGGAAATACATGACAAAATAATGAATGATTATAAACTCAGCACTGATGTATATGAAATAAACAACAAGACCACTTTTGAATCTACAATGTCTTCAGGCGAAGGGGATTTAGACTTTAGCTGGACATTATCTTATACATTAGGCAAAATAATATCAGATTATCTGAACAAAAGTGTTGGTTATGTTAAAATAGCAGCTGAGATAAACAAAGTGTACTCCAAAGATTTTTTGTCAGAAGCAAACTCTTCAGGTCTTCGAGATGATTTGAAAGCAGGAACACCTGAGTTTTTTGGAGATAATGGTAATGAAATTTACAACACTAGATTTGCAGCAATGACTGATATGTGTCTAAACAAAAACATCACTGCAAGAGAAGCTGCAAGCTCAGAGTGGAACAAGGATTTAAGATTTCATTGTGTACACAAAATACAAAGAGGAGGTGGTAGGGAGATTTATGTTATGGATTACTCTACTAAAGTTAGACAAAACATCCTTGAAGATGTGTTTGGTAAGCTATGCTCATTTATACCCAATGAGATGATAAGTGTACCAAGTGATAACAGAGGTTCTTGGGTCCATAGTATGGTACATGAATATGAGAGTGATTTACCAAATAAATTTTACTTGACTATGGATTGCAGTAAATGGGCACCTAAAAGTAATATAAGTAAATATGTGTATTTTTTGATGGGGATGTCAAACTGCGTGACAAATGAATTTCTTCGAGATTTCCTGGCTTTTTTTGATAAAATGTACACAAAGAAATGGGTTTGTGATGGGAATACTTTCAAGTCATTTTTTAGGAATAAAAGGAATCAGAAATTTCTGAAATATTTCGGGTTTGATAAGGATACAATCCAGAATGAGATTTATAAAGAGAAAAAGAAAACTAAATCTGTTTTAGAGAAAAAGGAAGCAGAACTTAAAGATGATGATTATGAATATGTCACAAAAACAG